CACAAGCCACCACCCAAGGTAATAATATTGAGGTGAGTGGATACGTTACGTACCCGATTGCAAATCTCGTTGGAGAAGGGTTAATAAATGACAACATCCGCGGTATATATATAAAAGTCTTTGCATGGTGGGCTATAGGCAGCGGTGGCCAAAAGGCACAAATTAATGTTATATATCCTGATGGAACTGAGCGCTCGCTCATTGCCTCACCAGAGAATAGATCGGCCGAATATTTAGGGACTGCACAGGATTATGACCAAGCAACTGAACAAGTTTTTCTTATACCAGTCAATGAAGGCCAAGAGAATTTTGTGATTGGGTTTGATGTTGACGATCACGACTCCGACCACGAAAGAATAGTAAGCGAAATCATAGGTGTTCAGTGTACAAAGAGAGTTGCGTTGAGCCCAGAGGTGGATGTTATTCTTATCAAAGGATCGCAGGATCACGCCGACGTCAATCTTGGATATGTTGCAGCTGGAGTTAACGATTATTACAATGCTGGGGACGATATATGGGCAAGCACTGACGAGTATGCTGCCTTACTTGCCCAGGGGACGGGTGTTGGCCGTAATTGGAATGGAGTTTTTCCGATAACAATTCCAGACAATGTATCAAAAACCGTGATTCGAGCAACTAATAATTGGAATGTACCTAGCGGCACCGGCGAATCGCATTCGAGTGAAGAGATTGACCATATCACTATAGTGATCGATTGGAATGCTAAAACTATCAGAGGCACATATGTATGGAACGCAGAAGCACACCAGACTGGTCGCCTTTCTTCAGACAACCTTATCGGTGTTAAACAATTTTATACAGACACCAGCGCATTCTTTACTCAAAACATCCACAACGTCCCATTAATAAAGTTTGAAATCGATGGTAGAGATATTATTAAGTTGCCGTGTCCATATCACGGTGTCGCCGCGGGGTCGGCGAGCGCCTATCACAATGTAGGCCAAACCTATACAATCGAGAATTATAAGACAACAGCAGCTAATATTATCGATGATATTGCGAATGATGCGAGCACTAGTTCTATAGCTACCTCACAGAGTGTAAAGGAATACGTTGATGAGAATAAAAGCACATTTCAAAAATTTAGCGATTTTCAAGATAGTTCGGTCAGTTCTTTTTATAGAACGGTATCGTATATCAATAATAACGGTAAGTTGTGTGCAGTTGGTCATGGAGGTGACTATGACTTGGCTGGTGCTGGTTCTGATTATTTAATTGCTGGATCTAGTCCCGAAATCATGGTGCCTTTAGCAGCCGGAGAATCTGTAATTAATACGTTTTCAAATGGCACCGACGCGCCAACCATGTATCTTTTAACTGATCAAAATAGAGTTTTCTCGACTGGTCATAATGGACAAGGACAATGCGGCCGCGGTGGGACTACACAGCAACATTATTTTGATAGAATCCCGCAACTCGACGGAACAACTTGGGTCTCACCTAATTCAGGCGCAAATACTGATGGTCATATGGGTGCGGTACGTAATGGTCAATTATATATGTGGGGGTATGGTAACCAAGGTCAACTTGGTAATGGTAGTGCCGCCCAAGCGAACACACCTATATTAATTAATACTGGCGCTCTTGCAGGTAAAACTATCACAAAGGTTTATACACATACCTACTATGGATATACGTTTGTTATTGATTCAAATAGAGACGTGTATGCGACTGGTTATAATGTTGAAGGTCAATTGGGGCTTGGTGACTACACGAACCGAAATACCTTCGCAAAAGTGCCTGGAATAAAAGCAGACGATATCATACTATCGCACGGAAGCAACGCCTCTTCATCATACATTATTAACGGTACCACTCTTTATTCCACGGGTGATAATAATGTTGGTCAATTAGGTCACGGCAATCTCACAAAACGCAATACCTTTCTTGCTGTGCCAGGAGTTAGTGCTAAAACTGTTTCAGTTGGAGGACATCGCAGTGCAAATGTGGTTTGTCTACAGACCGATGGCACAGTTAAAGTTTGGGGACACAATAATCGAGGACAGCTTGGTCTCGGAGATACTACAAATAGATCATCTCCAAAAACTTTAACTGCTGCTGGTAATGATGTTGTGAAAGCACTTACACATGATGATCACGGGTATACAGCAATACTTAAAGCAGATGGAACTATTTACACAGCTGGTTATAATGGTCACGGTCAATTGGGGGTTGGCGATACTACAAATAGAAACACACTAACAAAGATCGTAATGGATAATAATATCCAATTTAAAGATATTGCGCTTTTTGGTTATAACAGTGGAACGCAGCTTATCGCCATAGACCAAGACAACGGTATGTGGGGGTGTGGTTATAACGCGCAGTGGAGCTTAGGCCTCAACTATACATATAACCCTATAACTATACTTGCAAAGTTGTCTATCAGCTAACTTAACTCTTTAAATCTTTATAAATAACACTATGTCAGCAATCATTACAAATCAATTTAGAAAAAATTCAAGAGAGTTATTCATTAACGACATTGATACCAATACTAATTACTTCATTGGAATTGGTAAGTCAGAGCCATGGCCAGATGTCGGCGGTGTTGAAGAGTCAGCACTTAATTACTCAGTTCCTCTTCCGACCAATACGATCATTGAGAAGACTGATGTTCTTAAGAATCTAATTTCTCTGCTTAAGGTGCAAAGCACATTCACAGTTATTCCTCGGAACGAATGGGTAAGTGGAAGAGTGTATAAAATATACGATCCATCTGATCCTAATATCTTCAACTACGAGACGATCGGCAATACAGCATATTATCCCTGTTATATGACGCATAACGATCACGTATTCGTATGTTTGCGTAATGGTAATAATGGACCCAGTACTGAGAATGTCACAATTGAAACATATGAAGATCCAAATACATCAAACAATGATGGTTATGCATGGGCATATGTTTGTGATTTAACCACCACTTCTGCTTTTTATACTGATCAGTTCGTCGATATCCCTGCAGACATTACAGATTCAAATGATATTAGCAATGCTCTCGATTATGGTGGTTTAGTTTATGGTTTTAAAGTCATTAATGGCGGAGATGGTACTTCGACTACTCCTCCTGATGATATTACACTTATTGGAAAAGATTCGGCTGGAAACATAATTGTAGATGACCCCATACGCGCTGCTGGCACAGATGTCGCTCCATTCAGTGTTACTATTGATACTAATGGTGTTATTACTGCAATTGATATAACACAAAACTGGCCAACAGGTTATTTAGAAGCTTCTGTTGTAGTTAATGGTATTGAAACTGATATTATTCCACTCGTCACTCCGATTAATGGATTCGGATTTTCTCCTCGTAGCGATCTCCCTAGTTTTTATGCAGGTCTATTCGCAGCATATGAAGGCAGTGCAGATGGCGAAGCTCCAGTTGGCATTGGATTTAGACAAGTTAGTCTTGTAAAAGATGCAACTCGAACAGATAATGATCTACCACCGCCAAATGATACATTAAACATCTACGATACACTTCAGTATTTAGAAGTTACTGATGCAAGTGGAATTCCTATAGATGCTGGAACAGTTATTGCTCATACCACAAATAAAGCTAAGGCTTATTTAGATTATGTCGATGTTAATAGTACGCCAAACCGTATCTATTTTCATCAGAATTCAAGTGGAGAAGTTAATCAAAAACCGTTTGAAACTGGTGATGTTACTTTTATATCACCTGGCGGAACGACAACTTCAACACTCAACGTAAGCGCAATCGTTCAAGGAGAATATAATCAAGGTTCTGGTGAAACTCTCTTTCTTGAGAATAGAAAAGCAATTTTAAGAAACAATAATCAACAGGAAGACATTAAACTAGTTATCCAATTCTAATGGCTATTAAGACATACAACGACGCTCCTTATAATGATGATTTTAATTCCAATAGCGTTCAGTTTACTGGAGCCGAAGGAAAAAATTATTTAAAAATTCTTTTTAGACCAGGCCGTTCGGTTCAAGTTAGAGAATTGAATCAGATGCAGTCTATTCTGCAATCGCAGATTGACAAGTTTGGCCAAAGCATTTATAAGGAAGGACCGATCTTAGATGGTAAAGGCAATCTTGATAATAACGCTAATTATATCGATGTTCTTTTAGATGGTACCGGTTCTGGATCTCCAGCGACCATTATTCCGTACTTAGACCAAGTTTTAAAAATAGAAAATGAAAATAATGGAGGATTAAAAGCTTCAGTTTTGCATTATGAGGCATTAGAGACAACAAATGCCTATCGCTTTTTTATTCGATATGATTCCTCTATCCAAGATAATGCTGATTTAAACATACAAGAATATGTAGTATCAGACATTATTGAAACTGACAATACAATTCGTAATGACCAAGGCAATAACGTAATTGAGGCAAGTATACCATTCGCGAGTGTAATAGCGGTCGGTCTTGCTGCAATTGCTAAAACTGATGCAGGTGTTTATTTCATTAATGGCCAGTTTGTATATAATCCTGCTGAAGAGCTTTACATCGCTAAACCAGCACCAGCACAAATAGGTGACATAGAATATTCTCTAAATGGTAAGATTGCATTTATTGTAACTGATGAAATTGTTACATACGTTACAGATCCTCTTCTCTTAGATAATGCTAACGGAACACCGAATGATACTGCTCCTGGTGCAGATCGTTATAAGATTGATTTTAAGCTCGCATTCTTGAGCGACACTGACGACGACTTAGTTACAAACAATGCAGGTGTTTATCACATCGATACAATACCATCTTATATTACACTCTTTACAACTGACTTAGGTATAGTTGTAAAACCTGCGCGTACTGAATATACCCAGCTTGATAGAAAGTTTGCAACACGCACATTCGAAGAAAGTGGTAGCTATTGCCTTAAGCCCTTCAAACTTGATCTTCGCGAATATCTAAATGATGAAGAAGGTAACAGAGGTAGATTCACAGAAAGTGATATTACGGATTTGGATGCAATCGGTAAGATTGATTTGGATGGAGATCCAGAAGCGATCTATGGCGAAAGACACTACACTGCAAGTTTAGAACCTTCTATAGCATATGTTCAAGGTTATAGAGTAGATCTTCAAAATAAGAAAGATATCCAAGTAGAAAAGGCACGAACAGATGTTGAGGTCGGAGAGTCATATGTTACACTTCCTCTCGGTAATTATGTTATTGGTAATATTGGTGGCACTGATTTGCCTGACTTCGGCGATCAAACTCGAACGTACAGCGTTGGTAGTTACACGTGCAAAATACGTTCATTAGAGAAGGTAACAGATACCACATTTCGTCTCTATATTTACGATGTGACTGGTCCCATTAACGCTGCGACAACAATAAGCGGCCACGGTTTCACGTTTACCAACAATGCCGGATTTTCCCTAATAGATTCAAACAATAATGATCTGCTATTCCCTTTACCGTATAATACAGTAAAGTCAGTAAGTGTGGGTCATGTTAATTACCGTTCGACATTCAACTTCAATGGTACTGGTACAGATAGTATTACTGCTAGTGGATATGTCTTTCCATCCGACTCATTTTCGGACTATATCGGCATAAACAGTAGCGGCAACTCAGTTAGTTGTACCAATGTTACCGGCCAGAGTACCTCACAAGTCACGCTCGTTTTCGCAGGCGCTGTTGACCATGTAGTTGCAATTATTCAAAAAGCTGGCCCGTTAGCTGGTGTGAAAAAATTAACTTCAGAAGAAGTGACAAAGGCAGACGCGGTGGCTTTTGCAAGTGGTGCTGAACTCCCCTTAACTCACTATGATATCTTTGACATAGAAAGCGTCATAAATGTTACAGATGGCAACTCAAATATCACTGATCAATTCGCGCTTGATAACGGACAACGAGACAATTATTATGACGTCGGCAAAATCACTTACATCGGCACTACAGATTTAACAGATAAAGAGTTAACTATTGTTTATAGGTATTTCTCTTGGGACAGTCAAGTTACCCCCGGCGCATCAACTGGAGATTTCTTTTCAGTAGATAGTTATTTAGATAGTGGCATTGAGTATAGCGAATATCCTATCTATAAGGATCAACCACTATCTGACGCTTTAGATTTTAGACCTGCTATCAATACTAATAGCACCAGAAGTAAAGTTGATCCTAATACTGTTTTATTAATCTCCGCGTTGAGTGTTTATCTTCCACGATATGATAAAGTTGTAGTTTCTACGATCGGCGACTTTAATGTTGTAAAAGGAACTCCTTCTTTGGAGCCAATTGTGCCACCTACTCCTGGTGATTCAATGGCTCTTTATGAGTTGTTTGTTCCAGCGTACACTTTCGATGCGAGTGAAATTACTACAAAGTATATTGACAATCGTCGATACACAATGAAAGATATCGGTACTATTGAAAGAAGAGTAAAGAACTTAGAGTATTATACATCGCTTTCAATGCTTGAACAAGAAGCTACTGAAAAGAAGATCTTCACTAATGGTGGAGAAGAGAGATTTAAGAACGGTATTCTTGTCGACAGTTTCGTTGGTCATAATATTGGTAACCCATTTGATTCTGATTACAAGTGCGCGATTGATCCTATTGAAGGTGTTCTTCGTCCTAGTTATAGTACTAATAATATTCTATTCGGTGTCCAACCAGCGGTTGGCCAACCAGACTTCCAAGCACAAGAAACAGTCTCAATCCCATACACTGAGGTTCCACTAATCACACAGCCTTATGCGAGTGTATCAGAGAGTGTGAATCCATTTGATATCGCGGCTTGGCTCGGTGTTCTTAAGCTTGATCCTTCGATGGATGAGTGGAAAGAAACTAGAATTAGACCTGATGTGATCATTAACTCAACTGGTGCTGCAGATGCAATTCAGTTCCTTGCCAATGAGGCTGGTGTCCTTGGTACCAAATGGAACGAATGGGAAACTGATTGGGTCGGAGTTGACGTTCAAAAAGAAAAGATTAAAATCGGTAGAAGCGATAAAGGTAGTGCTGCATCTCGGCGTGCTAATCTAAGGGCTAAAAAAGCACTAACTGGATCAAATGACTGGAGACCTCTTAGAGGTAGTGTAACAACTACCTCTACTACAACTGCAGAATCTAGAGATGGTATTAGAACTACCATGAATTTCCGAGAGCAGGAAGAAAATCTTGGAGAACGTGTAGTTGATATCTCGTTTGTACCATTTATTCGTTCGCGGAGAATTGAGTTACACGGTGAGATGTTCAAACCGAATACTAGAATGTACGTCTTCTTTGACGGTATTGATATTAGCGAATATTGTAGCAAAATGACGGATGATCAAGTCGCTGACTCAACGCCATACTCTGCAAAGGTTGCGAGTGTACAAACACACTTAAACGAAGATGCTGCTACAATACTAACAAATCGGGCAATCACACGAGACGAGCTAATTACGGATGATGCTGGTAATATTAATGTTGAATGTTTCATTCCGAATAATGCAGCTCTTAGGTTTAAGACTGGTGAAAGAACTGTTACACTTACTGATTCGCCTAAGAATTCTATTACTGAAGCTACGACATATTCATTCGCTACATACACTGCATCTGGATTAATCGAAACAAAAGAATCTACTATTCTCTCTACAAGAATTCCAGAGTTTGATCAACAGAGACTATCGAATAACCGCGTTACTTCTAGTACTGATAGAGATGTAAAGGTTAGATATTACGATCCTCTTGCACAATCCTTTGTGATTGGAGAAATTAACACTGGTACTTCTGTTACTAAGGTTGATCTATTCTTCCAAAAAGCGCATCCAAGTATTCCTGTTACAATGCACTTGGTTACTGTCGAAAACGGTATTCCAACTCAGAACATTGTACCATTCAGTAGAGTTGTTAAAAATCCTACCATTGATACAATCAATGTCACAGATGATGCATCTACAGCAACAACCTTTACATTCGACGCTCCAGTCTATCTACAACCTGGTGTTGAATATGCGGTTGTTGTAATGTCGAATTCTCCTGAGTATCGACTATGGTTAGCTGAAACTGGAGGAGATGATGTAAATGGTCAAGGTAGAATTGACAAGAATCCTTATGCAGGTGTATCGTTTAAATCACAGAATGCTTCAACATGGACGCCTGATCAAAATCGCGACTTTAAGTTTACGATGTATAGAGCTCAGTATGATACTGCTGCAAGTGAAACAGTCACATTCAACGGATTAGGAACGTCTGCGTTTATTATATCTAACTTCAACGTTTTCGCATCGGTCTTGGCTCTACCACAGACTAACATCAATTGGTCAATTCGGTTTAACGGGCAAAATAGTCCTGAATATCTGATCGATGTAAATAATACTGAATATCTTAGCTCACCAATTGATATTACTAGTGCGGACGGCATCGAACTTACTGCAACCCTTTCGACAACTTCAGAGTATATTTCGCCGACACTTGATCTTTCTAGAATATCTCTTTTGGGAATAAGTAACATTATCAATGATCCAGCAGTCGCGGAAATTACTACTGTAGATGATACTCGTACCGGAGATGGTTTCGAGTATCTGGTTGATTCTAGTGCAGCTGATGTTCAATACATTACACGTACAGTAACACTCAACAATCCTGCCGATAGATTAAGTATCTTCCTTTTGGCCAATCGACCAACATCTGTTTCTAATATTCGAGTACTTATTAAACTCAAAACAAACGATGATCCTTACGATGATGTTGAATGGTACGAAATCAAACCTACTGAGAATATTCCAGTCAACTCTGATAGAAGATATTCTGAAATTGAGTTTGACTTTGATCCAACTGAGAGCTGGAATTCGAATGATCCTATCTACCCACAAAATCTTGAATTTACTGCCTTCGCGGTGAAGATCGTATTAACTTCTTTTGATGATATTGTCAATGTTCCAACAGTACAAGACTTTAGAGCAATCGCAACTTTCCAATCTTAGTATGTCAAATAGGAAAATAGTAAAAGACAATACTAACTTTGAAAAAGATACCTTCACCGGTGCTATATTGAATCGTGATCAGAATGCGTATGCGCAAGTTGTAAAACGGAAGCACTTACGTAAACAGAAAGAAGCAGAAATGCAGAACTTACAATCACAAGTTTCGCAATTAACATCATTGGTTGAAACACTAGTTAAAAATTTAGATAAATAAGAGTATGGCAGAATTTACAAACGTTTTAGTAACAGACACATTCGATCAATGGCGAATTAAGACTAATAATATCGGTGCTGATGTAACTGCATTGATAGGTACTGTTGAAACTGACCTTGATGGCTTTCGTACTGAGATTGGCACCACCATTTCAGACTTTGAAACTGAACTCGATAATACATTAGCAAATTATGTCACTTTATCAACAGATCAGACTATTACTGGCGCGAAGACATTCCAAAACACGGTAAATGCTAATGGTACAATATTAACAAATTATGATGAGGGCGGTGTTGAAACCTTTGCTGTTGAACTCGGCCTCAACGCGGCAGAAACTAATGTTCAATCATTTATTGATTTTCATGCTGGTAATGTTTATAACGATTACGCCGCAAGAATTTTTCGGAAAGATACTGGAGCGTTTCAAATTACTCAAAGAGGGCCTGGACCATTGCATCTTGATACTCACGACGGTGCTAACATCGAAATGTATGGTAATTCCGCGGCGGGCGGAACTAGAAATAATATTTTTTACGATGCGTCAAATCATTATTTCCGTGATAAAAATGGCGCGAATTCAGGATTAACTGTTAATAGCACCGGCATCAGCACTACTAAGCTTACAGTTAACAACGGTAAGATGAAGCTGAACGACCTAGATTATACTTGGCCTTCTGATCGCAGTGGGGGTAGATATTTGCAAACAGACGCTAATGGTAATTTAAGTTGGGCAGCAGTTGCTGGTGGTACCGGTGATGTAAATTTAAGCACACTAGTATTTAACGATATTGTTCCTGTTGGTACAATTATACCTTGGGCAGGTGCATCATTACCAGCAGATGGAAAATGGAAATTCTGTAATGGCGAAGAAGTTTTAAAGACCGCTTACCCTGAGCTTACTACTGTATTAGGCGACAACTCACCAATATATGGAAGTGCGCGCACCGGCTATATTAGACTGCCAGACCTCGAACAGAGAGTTCCTGTAGGTGCTGGTGGTAATTTCAATCTTGGAAATACTGGTGGTGGTACTTCTTCATCTATCAGCGGAAGCACTGGATCTACTGCGCTTACCATTAACCAGATCCCTCCGCATCGACATGCTGGCAGCGCGGCCAATAAAAATGGTAACACTAATAAAGCTTTTGCATGGGGAGTGGTCGACACAAATACCATAGTTAGTACCAATTCTTTCACTAGTGATGGAACCGATGGAGATTCATACGGTTGGACTGGTTACGCTGGTGGCTTAAGTACTACCAATACTACAGCAGGCACCACCCAAGGTCACTCTCACTCTTTATCTGGATCTGTTTCTACTTTACAACCGCATCTCGTCACAAGGTATATCATTAAGGTTCTTCCAGATGATGTTCAGCAGGTTTCAATCACAGCTGGTAATGGTATTAACGTTAAAGATGTAAACGCCGTCGACACAGATACACTTGATCTATTCAGTACAAAAATAGAATTACTAGCAGATGCAAATCAATTTAAGTTTAATGCCGCAGGTCAACTTCAATTAGTTACTCCGGCAGTATCGCAAACTAATATCACCTCGCAGATCAATAATGCGATCACGGGCATAGTTATGCCTCTTACAAAAGTTTTTACTAGCACTCTGATCACCATTCCAGCCAGCGCGAATACCCCTGTCTATGCACTCCACGGCCTTGGCGTGATGCCAAAATTAGTTCAGCTGAAATTAAAAAAGGTGTCAGCGAAGAGCACTGACGTTTCTGGCTACGACGTTGGAACTGAATTTACATTGGCTTCTATTTCCAATTCGGGCTTAGGCACTATAGCGTTATACGCAACCACCTCGCGAGTTGGCTATGTAAATAGCTCGAATAGACAAAGCTTTGCGAAGGTTGGCGGCGGCACCTTCACACCAGGCAACGATAACTACACAAACTGGAGAATGTTCTTTGTTGCATATGCTTAATAAACTTCGTTATAAATAAATAATATGCCATACTCAAAGATTATAATTACAAACAGTATTACTCCTACTGCAAAACCGAATCCGTTCGATTTGAGTATTGGTGAGTTAACTATTAACGTTGCAGACGGAAAGATCTTCGCTCTTAATGCTTCAAACGAAGTTGTTAAGATTGCAGATAAGTCGTACGAAAGCCGTATATCATCCCTCGAAACAAATCCTGGAGTTTGGGGTTCTATCGCTGGTACACTTTCAAATCAGACAGACTTAACAGAAGCTCTTTACCTCAAATTAAATACTGCTGAGCTTACGAATGCTGTATTCAATACAAGTAGCGTCACCGAAGGAGCAACTATTACTCTTTCACCAAATTACGGAACTGATGCTACATTTGATATTGTGGGTTCTGGTGAAGGTTTATCTGTTACAACAGTGGATGATATTATTACGTTATCACACACTGACACTATTCGTACCGATACAACTGGTACAGTATCTGGTGTTTTTGGTGATACTGTAGATGTTATAACAAGTGTATCGTCAAATGGAAAAGGACATCTTACTGGAGTTGAAACATCTACTCTTACTCTTCCAAATGTACAAAGCCTTGAAGATCGACTAGATGCTCTTGAGTATGTGCCGATCGATATTACATCGTTTTTAGCGCCAGCGAATTCAATATATGAATACGGATCAGGACCTGGCAGTCTTACGTTTGATTGGTCCACAAATACAACTCCATCATCTTTAATTTTAATTTCTCCTATTAGCGGCGGAGTACCAGTTTCAGCCGGTGATACATCCTATACTGAACCAACATTCACCGTGAATTCTACGTCTGGCGCTGAGACAGTAAATACTTGGGAACTTTACGCCTACGATGCACAAAATAACGAAGCCTTTGAGAGTTTCACCCTCACATGGGTGTATCCATTTTTCTCCGGAGAAGATTCTGCCGATTTAAGCTCTGGCACTGGTATCGAGGGTTTAACTTCAAGTATTTCTAGAAAGAGCAATAAAACAATTGCAGTGAGCGCTACTAACGAATTTATATACTTTGCATATCCTGCAACTTATGGTTCGCTTAATAGTATTTTAGATGGAAACGGTTTTAATGTTACATCTAGTTTTACACAATATACAGCAAGCGTTTATCAGGCAGTGAGCGGTGACTCAATATCGTACAACATATATAAGTCGAATTCAGTAACAACAATTAATCAAAACTTCCAATATAAATTCTAATGGCTATTGATATTATAACAGGATTCAATTCCTCATCGCGGGAATCACTTGATAAACGATCAGGTCCTTATGCTACTTTAGTTGATGCTAAAGCTGCGTTAGATACTAATGAAAGATATGTTGGTCTAAAGGTTTTAGTCGCAGATGGTGCAACACCCGATTCTTCAGGGAATTTTATTGATGGTGATCTAACTGAATATGTTTTCACTGGTGGTATTAGTGATAATGATTTAGTTGATCCTATTGCTACTGCAATATCCAATCTTATCGATGGAGCACCAGCCACACTTGATACATTGAATGAACTCGCTGCTGCATTGGAAGACAACGCGGATGTTCTTGATAACTACTATACTCAAGCTCAAACAAATACTCTTCTTGATACTAAACCGTCCAGCGCAGATTACGATAATATTGTCAAGATAACGCAGGCTGCTTATGACGCCGGGACTTTTACACCAGATACTAATACACTTTACATCGTCACTCCATAGTATCGTACTATGATATCAAAAATAACACTTGACGTTGGAAGTGGAAACACTCCCGCGGATTTCGTTTATTCTGGAGATACTCTAGTATGGAAACGTTATTACGACACTGGTTTATGGGTACATCCTCTCAATACTGTTAATGTAACATTCACAGATTTCGTAGCGCTTTCAGAATCTGGTGATGGTGTGACAATTAATTGGGGCGATGGGAAAATTAATTTAGCAGATGATTCAATAGACATTGATCATACTATTAATGCTAATACAGGTATCAAAGCGATTGAGGTAGTTTCGCCTAAAGATGATGTCAGCATAATCAACTTTGGTGCAAGTGGTAATGACTCTTTAGGCGGCACAATAGATATTACTGAATATGATAATCTTACTGAGTTTTATTGTAATGGCCACGGCGTTGAGAGTTTTGAAGACACTAACCCAACTGGAAAGACTGCACTTAATAGAATAGAATTAAAAGGTAATGCTCTTAATTCTTTTCCAGATACAAGCAATTATTCTGTTTTAAAGTATTTGTATTTACAGAATAGTACAGTGAGTTTAGGTGCAATTCCTGATAATTTACCTGATAATTTAATTCAACTGCTAGTAGGAAATAGCGGTATCACTGGTCAAATTCCACGCGGGAGCAATGACGAGAGAAGACTTCCACCTAACTTAGCACAATTTAGTGTGGGTGGCAATTCGAATCTTTCGGGAACAGTTCTAAATAGTGATTTCGGCCTCAACGCGAATGGACTTATTCTTTACGGTTGCAATTTTAGTGGTAGTATTCCAAGTTTGCGATTTGGAAATATTAGACAAAGATTAGCAAAGTTTTACGGTCAGAATAACTCTTTTGATTCAATAGCTGACCCGTTTGTTGTATATGCACCATCAAACCCATCTACTATTGATATCGGATTAGCGGACTTTCGTATACATGGTAATAATATACCAAAGGCCGATATTATTCGTGCTCTCTTAGCATTTTATATAGCATATGTTGTCGATAATAAACCTGCAATAACGAGCGGCTATATTTCAATGAATGCTAATGGAAACTCTATTTTTAATAATGAACTGATCGACCCAAACGCATCGCTGAATGATCCTACTTTCGATGTAACAGTCGGAGAAGCTAAAACTGCACTTGTTAGCAAAGGATTCGATACAATAACATTATAATATGTCACACACTTTACACTACGAATCAATTAATAATATCATTGTCCAAGAAGGAGAATACGCTATCGTATATAATGATGTGACTAAGATACACGAAGAAATTATGCAAGGTTATATTAATGCTATAACACGCAATCATCTCTTTGTTGCTGACACTGAAGCAGAAGTATTAGAGTTTATCGAAGAAGAAGGATTAACTTTAGAAGAGATTGATCACGGCGAATTTGTATAAATACTAGTACGATGCCAAGTATTTCACTCACAAATCCAGAGAACATAACCAATTTAACGTTAGGCACGTCATCTGAGGCTAAGCTTGGTGGTAACATAGACCTAAGCAAATTCACTAGACTCAAACAATTTCGCGCGCGTGATTTAGATTTGAATAGCGTAGTAGGATTTGAAAATTTATCAGAGTTAGCAGTATTGAATGTGCAAGAAAACATATTATCAGACGATCCTCTTCCAACGCTTGTAAATACTTCAATTTCTCGGATAAATATTAGCGACGCTGCAATTGGTCCAAGCACGGTTGCAGATGGATGGACTATCCCATCAACTATGCAACAATTTCGTGCTGACAGCACGAATCTCGGAGGCGAGAAACTTGACATCCTCACTGCGTTTTATGATGTATTCAAGGATGTCATGAATGTTGATACTGATAGGGTATTGAGCGTTGCAAACACTGGCGGCCGCCAGTTCGATGATAATACATCTCTCACTGGCGATTATACTGGTACTACAGTCTTACAAGCTAAAGCTAAACTCGTCACTATTGGTTTTACACTATACGGATTTTAATATTATGCCTATCACAGAATACACCGAAAAACCAAATAGTATAACGCTTCCTGCCTCAAAGTTTTTTATTGTCGTTAATGACGATAATGTGATCGTAAATGGTGCGGTGGAGTCATATACATTTAGTACAACAATTGATACAAATAGTAAAATTGTTACTGGAACAAAACTGCAGGTTGAAAAATATATTAAAGACAACTCATTAACATTTCTTCCAGAAGAATAAACTATCATGGCTACTTACGCAAACCTATTCATAGATCAAGGCTCAGATTTCAGTTTCACACTTGATCTTACAAATACAGTTGGATTACTTGATCTAGCAAGTTACACTGCTCGTGGACAGATAAGAAAATCATACACTTCATCTACGTCAGTCGACTTTGATATTTCTATTAACGTTTCTAATTCTGAACTCACGTGTTCTTTAACTTCCGCACAAACATCGCTCTTAAAATACGGCAGATATGTCTATGACATCGAGATTCTTTCGAGCGACGATCCTGCAGTAGTAACACGTGTTGTTGAAGGACAGGTTGACGTAACACCTAGAGTCACACAAAATATCTAATGATTAATGCAAGCATAAATACTCCAGCAAAGATTTCAGCGAAGTCACTTGTCATTGGAGATGTAAGTAAAAGATCTTTGGGCCTTGATGCCGTTGACAATACTTCGGATCTAGACAAGCCAATTTCAACTGCACAACAAACTGCGATCGACTTAAAGGCGAACCAAGCGACAACTTATACTAAGGTTGAAGTTGATACCAATATAGCAAACCTAGTTGATACTGCTCCTGCTGCATTAGATACTTTAAATGAATTAGCCGCAGCTCTTGGTGATGATGAAAACTTTGCAACAACAGTTAACTCGTTGATTGCTTTAAAGGCTCCACTCGCTAGTCCTGCATTTACTGGGGGTGCTACAATTGACGGCGCTGATATTCTTCATCTAAATAACATTGGGATTGAGGTTCAACCTTGGAGTACCATCCTCGACGACACAACCGCAAGTTTCACTACCGCTATTGCATTAGCAATAACAGATAATTCATCAAACATTTCTACCCTAAATGACGACAATACTGTTGATGGTTCTGTTGCCTTTGCGGTTAAAGCTTTGGCTGATGGTGCTGTTGCAACCAATTCTGCTGACATTGCAGCCAATTATCTAGCAACGCCGCACAACTCTGATTCCATTGTTATCTGCAACGATGGCGACAACATCCAAGACAAGTATGACGAAGCGGTAGCATTGGCAACTGGTGGCTTGTATGGCTATGCTGATTTGATTGTCATGTCTGGGTCTTATGGGCGTGGAGGGCTCACGCACGCTATTATTGGAACAGGTAATAACAATGTTTCAATTATTGGTGTTGGCAATCGTGATAACATTCAGATTGATGGCATTCTCCTTGATCAGAATTATGGATTAATTACAAATGTTAATTCAAATATAGCTATAACTAGCAATTATGCTGACATCAAGGGCGTAAAATCTGTATCATATTTTTCTATTCTTGAGAATTATGTAGACATAATTAATTGTTCAGGCCCAAAATTTTTAAGATATTTTGAAAATTATGGTTTGGTTGAAGGATGCGAAAGCACTGGCTCAGACAGAGCATTCGGCGGTTTAATTGGGTCATTTAATTACGGCACAATTAAAAACTGCACAGCAGTAGGAGATTTATCTTTTGGTCAACAGACTTCACTTGCAGTAACTGAAAACTGCGTTGGGGCATTTAGAGCTTTTGCAGGTGCATCCAACAATATAGATTTTAATGCTGGGCTGGGTATCCAAGGCACATATAAAAACTGTAAGGGTGGAAACGAATCATTTTTTGGACACAATACAAAAGCAGATGTTGCAGTTGAAATGGAAGCAACATATGAAAACTGCACAGGTGGGGACAAGTCCTTTGGTTTTGTTAAATCTGCTCCTGCTTCGGGAAATGTTGCACCAAAAACAGTGTTTGCTGGGACTGCTAAAAATTGCACAGGCGGATCTCGCTCTTTCGCTTCCAGCTATGTGGTTGGTGCTCAAGCAGAAATTAAAGCGGGAGCAGTAATTGAAAATTGCACTGCTAAAAATAATTCTTTTGCAACTAATACTGACTCAACTATTAATACTACTTGTATAAATTACGGGAATGTCATTCGTTCGCGTTGCACTGGTCTTTCTGGATTCTCAGCGACAGGGACTGGCAAAGTAAGACTTTGCTTAGATGACACTTTTACTGAAATAAACCTAGGATAATATGGAAAACAAAATCTTACATTTAAAAGACTCAGTCTGGATGCTATCGCAGCCAAGTCCAATGCCTCAAGAGCTAAAGGATTTGATACACGATGAGAATGCTGACGAGCAAGAAAGAGCTACAGCAGTTACTGCTTGGAGAGCTAGTCAATATTCTACAGCGGATGCAGCAGACGCAGCAGCGGCACAAGCTATTTACGACGAAAAGAAAATGGAGGGTAACAACCTCATTTCTGCAACAGTCTTTCTCCCTAGTGGCAATGGTATTATCAATTGCCGCCAGCCAGACACTCTGGAGCATTGCCAAATGAGATTCTAGTGTTTGGAATGTATAAATCAACAATTTTATGGCAACTTACACAAATATATTTATCGATCAAGGCTCAGATTTTAACT